CGCGGTCCCGATGAGGGCCACGACGCCATCCGCCTTATTGTGGAGCGCCTGCTGCATGAGCAGGGTGGACGCCTCCTTGATTTCCTCCATCGTCTTCTTGGCGATGGTGGTGAAAGCGGCATCCTTGGACTGCGTGCCAACGAAGGCGAGGCCGTCGATCTGGCGGGTCGTGTACGCACGCACCACGCCGACGTTCGCCTGGACTTCCTGCGCCGTGGTGTCGGGCGGGAAGTAGCCAGCGGAGGAGAACGTGGCGCCAGCCGGGCGGCCGGTCACGACGTCGAAGAACACGTTGTTGCCACCCCAGCGCATGTTGCGGGGGCCGCCAGCGCGACCCTTCTCAAGCTGGGCGAGGAGCGGAGTGACGAGGTTCTGCACCTTCTCGCGGAACTGCGAGTAGACGTTCTTCAGAAGCCCAGTCAGCTCCGCATCGGTGATGACAGTAGGAGCAGGCATTGCGATTTACTCTGTGTGTGTGTTAACGGATTGACGACAGGATTTCGTCCATCGCACTATCGAGGGCGTCATCCAGCGTCTTGGGTTTTCCAGCCTTGGGTTTCCCCTGTTGCTGCGTCGCGGCACGACCCACGGGCTTGGTGGCTTGGCCCAACGCCCGCTTGGCTTTCTGCGCTTCGACTTGTGCTTTCACCGCAGCTTGCTGCGCCTCGACCACTTGGGGCGGGGTACGATGTACTGCCGAGCGGCATCGAACTGTGACGCGGGCAGATAGGGTTGGCCATTCGGCCCCACCTGCGCGTGCAGTTGCATAGCATACGCCATCCGCTCTTCCAACTCTTCTGGCGTCACTGAGGGCAGGGTCTGGGCAATCAAGTCCAGAGCTGGCTTCACTTCCGCCTGATAGAACTGCTGTCCGTGCTGTTGGATCTGGGTCATCTGTGCTTCGACCCGGACCCGTTCCACCTCTCGCTCCGCGCGTTCAGCCCGCTTCTCTGGGCTGTTCTCCGCCTGATAGGCGTCGCGGACGGAGAGGAAAAAGTCCTCATCTTGGAGCAGGCGTTCGAGCTGGGCTTCGCGCTCCGACAAGAGCTGGGCGTACTCCTCCCGCTCGGCCTGCAACGCGTCGGCCTGCTGTTCCACCTGCTTGTACTGCTGCTCGCGGGCCTCGTTATAGACGCCGAACTGCGCGAGCTTCACCACCTGGTCCAGCCGGTCCTTGCGGACCTTGCCGTTCGCCTTGTACTCGACGATCAGCGCCGGAATCTCGACCTCGCCTTCCGCGTCGCGGAGGACGAACTCGGTGGCCAGCTGGTCCTCGACCACCGGGACCGCGACATACCCTTCGGGTAACGCGGGGTCGTCCGGGGTCTCGTCCGTGGCGTCGGCTGAAGCGTCCTCATCGGATGCGTCCGTCGACTCCTCGGGTTGCTCATCCGGCTCGTCGGCCGCTGGGGCCTCGATAGCCGGGGGTGCGGGGGGAGGGGCGTCTGCGGGGGCGGTAGCCACACTGGCCATCGCCGCCTCAGCGGCCTCCGACAACGCGGTACTGATGTCCATCCGAACTCCTTAGGATTGGCGGGACAGGATGTCCGCCTGCCGTGCGGCGACCTCCGCGTCGGGCGCGCCGGCGAGCTGCTGTTGCAGCATCGGGGCCACGCCAATCGGGGGGTTACCGGACGCCAGCGGCAGCTGACCCGGCGGGAGAGAGGGCACACTGGCGGCGCCAGGGCCAGCCGGGAGGCCACCCTCCGGCGTCGGCGCCGGCGGTGCTCCACCTCCCTGCTTCTGCATGGCCTGATTGGCCAAGCTCGTCCACCGCTCCTGCGCGATGGCTATGATCTGTGCATCCAAGTCGTCCTGGAGGAGAATCTCGCGCTCCAAGACGTCCTGATGAATCGCTTCGTTATCCTGCCAGCGCATCTCGGGGACCGCCCCGCCCATACGGATCGCATCCGCGACCCGCTTGGCACGGGCTTCCTGGTCCTCGTCGGGCGTGGAGATGTCCTTGGCGATGGCGAACATCTGCCGGCGCCGATACTCCTTCGCATCAATCACCCCCGTCTGGAGCCAGTTGTCGAGCAGATAGAGCCGGAAGGCCATCGGCATCGGCATCATGGTCGACGGCTCGACCTTGACGTCGGACTGCCCGTCAAAGTCGGTGGTGCTGATGGCACGGGCCAGGTCCGGGCGACCCTTGCCGACCGCGCCCAGCGAACGGGGGACATCGTAGCCCCACGCCATGCCCGCCATCGCAATCTTGCACCAATCGGTGTAGCCCTGCGCCAGCGCGTTGACGGCGGGCGAGAACACCCGCTCCAGCTGCTCGCGGCTGGCGATGATGGCGCGGCCCGACTCGCCGGTCACCTGCCCGCGGGACACGGCGTTCCAGCCGGACGCATCCTCGAAGGCCGTCTTCTCCAGCGCCAGCGCCTCCTTCACATCCTGCCCGACCGAGAAGCCCTGCACAGGCTGGATGGAGTCGGACATCGGCCCGGCGCCACGAATCTCAATCATCGAGGTGACGCCACCCATGAACGTCTCGGTGGCGATGGTGTTCGGGCGGGTCAGGAAGCGGCCGCCGGCGTTGACGCGGATGTTCTCGATCCACTTCGACAGCAGCGCATTGACGCGCATCTGGTGGTCGATCCACTGCTCCATCACCGGACGCGGATAGTACGACGGATCGCTGGACCCGTCCCGAATCGGCACGACCGGGATGGTATTCCAGAGGAGCGGCGCGGGGCCGAAGACCACCTTGTCGCCGACCACGATCAGATGCAAGCCTTCCGGCAGGGCATCGGCGTGCGGGGCGACATAGATGGTGAACCGCTCGGTCACGTCCTCATCGCGGAGCCGCTGGCCCTCACCGATGGTCGTCTGGGTCAGTACCCAGCTCCCCATCCCCTCCGCGCCGGAGTAGGCGGGGGCGTTGCCGGTGGTCAGGCTCGAATCCGAGGCGTCCAAGCCCGTCACGCCGTAGCGGAACGCGGCCTCGGCCTTGGAAATCACCTCACGGATGACGACCCAGTGGGGCGGCTGCGTGACGGTGGCGTTCGGGGACACGCGGACCTGCTCGACGCGGAGCGTCTGGCAGCCGATGTCACCCAACGGCTTCTTCTGGCCCGGCGTTTCGCCCAGCCGCTCGTCCCACGGCCCGCGATCGGGGTCCCAGAACATGTGCCAGAAGCTCAGGCCGTCCGTCTGCGCCCAAAAGGCGGCTTCACGGGCGAGTCTGGGCATCTGGAGTTGCTCATACTGGTACTCCAGCGACATCTGCTGGGCCTGCGCCTTGCGCTTATCGGCCGGGTCCTGTGTGACCGGGGTCACCGAAAAGCCGGGGCGCTGGTCGACGATGATTTGGAGGCGCTGGTCGAGCGCCTTGTCGATCATGTTGTACACCACACGCGCCGCATCACGCGGACGGGCCGGTTCGCGCCACGGCCCCAGCCCATTGGCCGAAATCCACTGCTGGCCGGCCCGGAACAAGCGGTTCCGCTCGACCAAGTGGAGGTGCATCTGCACGGATTCCCGCCGCGACTCCCACAAGCCACGCGCCCAGGAGGCCCAGGCGGTCAGATCCTCGGCGGTATTCGGGTCCGCGCCGGGATAATCGGCGCCGTAGAGCGCCCGCTGAAGGGCCTGCACATCCTCTTCGGGCGTGCGGCCGGTATCTTCGGGCGGATTCGGGGCGACCTGCTCGTTCGGGTCCTCGGGATTGTTGCTGAGGCCCTCCATCGCCCGCGCCAGGGCGTCTTCGATCAGCGCGTCTGCAAACGGTGCCGTCACTTAGTCAATTCTCCCGACGCCCACAGCGGCGCGCACTTTGTTCCAGTCTCGGAGGTCCTCAAAGCGCTCACGGATGGCCCGGAGCGTCTCTTCCTGCGCCCAACTTTCCCGTTCCTGCATGGCCACGGCGACCAAATCGTTCGGAATCTCGACAATCGGGTCCGCTACGGGCGCCATCGTCTCTGGGCGGACGGGGGCAAACCGTTCCAGCACGGCACTCAGCCGGTGGAGGGCATAGACCGCGACCGCCGCCCAGAGCAGATGGACGAGCATTAGTAACCGAACAGCTCGATGAGGTACTTGCCGGCGGTGTAGGTGCCGGGGGTCGAGTCACCGTTGACGAGGTAGAGGTACTGCCCCGCCGCGATGGTCTGGGCAATCTTCACCGCGCCGGCCGTCCAATCGCCGCTGTTGATGAGCTGCGTCTCGACGAGCGTCGAGATGGCGTCCGACGGCTTGCCGGTCGCCTCATCGGCGGAGTAGAGGTCGATATCGACATCCGCGCCAGCC